TTAGGATTCAGTGACTTATAGAACCTGTAACGATTGTCAACGTCGTAACTACTAGTAAACTTACTCATAGAGACATTCTACGAGGAATTAACATGGCTATGTCAGAATCAGAAACTAAAATTAGTGGAGTCTGTGATGATATCAAAGAACTCCTGATCCATAAAAATAGAAAGTATGGTAATTCTGCACTAAAACCATGTAGGGTTTTTAGCAAATCCTCTCCAGTAGAGCAATTACTGGTTCGAATTGATGATAAATTAAATCGAATAATGCAGGGTGCTGGACTTCTTGCAGATGATGAAGATGTTGTAAATGATTTAATTGGATATTTAGTATTACTTAAAATAGGAATGAATGATGAAAAACATAAAGAACTTTATAATGTAGACAGAGAAATTTTTGAGGAGGGTTTTAAATCAGTAACTATTCCTCTTCATCAAAAACCAATACCACAGGAGGATGAATGTGGAGTATAAAGATTTAATTGAAAATTATACACCTGAATTAGAGTTGATTGATGCTTTAGATTATCTTAGAGATCAACCTTGGCTCGCTTCGGAGATCCTAGACCACTTGGCTTCTCGTTCCAGTAACGAAAAAACCGACGTAAAATCTCTCCTGAAGGATCAAATTCTTTAAATTTTTTTTCTAAATACTCTATTCCTTTAATCTGATTAGAAGATCCATTATAAGTTTCTACTAGATTTAATAAACATGCCTCAGTATGACATTGATGACGATAGAAGGTTGGTATTTCTTTATCTGCAGCAAAATACATATCTAATTCTGCCCGTCTTCTAGCAATCATTAGATCTCCTCCAGACATCCAATAGGTATTTATGTAAGGACTCCATTCTTTAATAATTTTACTTTTTGAAGAATAACTATTAATAAGTTCTAATAATTTGCAATTTTTAAAAGATTGAATACCAATACTATGAGCAAAACTTAACAGTGCTGCCCTTCTATTATTATTTAAATTAACAAAGACATAGTCCTTTAGTTTATTAGAAAATTCTTTTAAATCTAAATAAAATTGTTTATCTATATCCTCTTGAGTAGCTTTATCTTTTGAATTAAGAGCATGACCTTCTAATTCTAAACTTCCATATCCGATTTTCCAAGCCTTTTCTCCAAAGTCTTGATAAGCTGCATATCTTCCTAAACCAAGAAAAGTTCTTGCTGGAGTATAAGATTTTGTTAATTTAAAACCTTTTTCGGAAAAAAATGGATATTTAGGGAACTTCAACAGTGCCGTTGTAACTCACTTCAGAATAACCATCATATGTGAGTAAAACAACATAATCTTTACCAGCATTAGTAACTGTAATGCCGACTGCTCCTTTTCCTTTACCTGCTTTCTCTATATCAAAAAACCTTTGGTATCCAGCTGGAGAACTACTTCCATCAAAAGCATCTTTTTGAAATATCTGAACATTGCGAATACCTGATGTCTTTTCAAGATTGACAATGATGTTACCTGTACCACCAGGATTTACTTCAAATCCTCTGACATCATCACTTCTGTCACCAGTGGTCGAACCACCTACGTATGTAATTTCTGATCCAGTGTCAACACTGAATGTGTCAAGGGTTCCGTTAATTCTTCTTGTAGCCATGTTTTTTAAGAAATTTGACCTTCAGTTGAGAACTGAAATTGAATGTCTGCATCTATGCCGTGATCTTTCATAATGCCATAAAACATTTGCCGATCCAATGCTTTTTGATGTAAAAGCTCAATAAATGCCTCTTCTAACTCTACTCGGTCTAAAGTTTGGATTGCGATCGCAGCAGCATGAATTGCAAATTCTTGATCCACTGGGAGATTGACTTCCATATAATTTATAACCTTTATACATATATTACCAACAGTGAATTAAGGAGCAACGCTATACAAACTAATTATTTTCTATACACTCTTGTAGCAATAATTTGATCTTTGTAACTAGGGTCATGTATTCTGATGTTCTTTTTTAAAAGAACAGAACTAATTCCATAACTACTACCAAAAAGAATAATAAAACTGACAGCAATAGATCCCATTTGTATTTTATGTATTTCATTGTATTCTAAGACTAGTAGAACTTTATAATGACAATAGAGGACTTAGTTAGATACTTCATAGAGGCTTCTATAAGTGGTGCAAGTAAAACTCAAGTGGAGAGAAGATTTAAAGAAACTTATAATTTAAATGATGATCAAATAAAAAAATTACAAATTCTATCTAAATTTAAAAAAAAGCCTAAAAAAATAAATTATAAAGAATTTTACAAAAATAACATCACCAAAAAAGCTCAAAGAATTTATTATCCATTTACTCAAATATACAAACAAGAAAATTTTTTATCTACAGATGAGTGTGATCAGTTAATTTCAATGATATCAAGAAATCTTAGACCTTCTACTGTAGCTGATAAAGGTGATACTTGTCTTGTAAACAACTATAGAACTAGTAAAACTTCAGATTTAAATTATTTTTTAGATCCTTTCTATCTAAGTATTGATAAAAAAATAGCTAATTTAATGAAGTTGGAACCATTTCTTGGTGAAACTATGCAGGCTCAAAAATATGAAGTAGGGGAATACTATAAAGAGCATTATGATTTTTTCTCACCTTTTAATCATGAATATAAAACCTATTGTGAATGGATGGGGCAAAGGACATGGACAACAATGATTTATTTAAATGACGTAGAAGAAGGAGGAGAAACTTATTTTAAATACTTAAATTTAAAAATTAAACCAAAAAAAGGCTTATTAATAGGCTGGAATAACTTATATATAAATGGATTCCCTAACTATAAAACTATGCATGAAGCCTTACCACCAATCAAAGGATCAAAATATATTATTACTAAATGGTGGAGAAGTTGGAGTCTTATTTAATTACCACTTCACTTTATGTGACCAATATCTAGCAGAAAACTTATCGGGATTAGGATCCTGAGCATTGTGTCTTGCATAATATGATTTCTTTCTAGCTTTATCTTTTTCTGATTTTGGATTCTTACCTGCTCCTTTTACTCCTTGCTGACCAAATCTAATTATCTTTTCTTTTCCATCTTTACAAGCTTTTACGACATGAGACTTTGTCTTATGACTTGGAGTCCTCTTTGGCTTATTACATTTCAAATGTTCCTTTGAAAGTTTTTTAGCTTTTGCTCTCTTCGTTTGCGACGACATCCTCTTCTGTCTCGTACTTATATGTCAGTGTCGATCTAAGATGCCACTGATGTTTTTTGTGCTCTCGACCACGATCAGCTGCCATATCTTGAGTGAGATCATCACCAATCATACCAGCATACTTTGCTAACTCTTCAAAAAGACCAGCAAGCACGTTATGAGCCACACTTAATTCTAAGATGATTTTATCTTCGTCATATGGATTACTCATATCTATTTCTTGCATTCTAGTTCGTAATAAATTCTCAACTCCAAGAGGTGTCATTACATTTATTGATCTGGCATGCTCTGCAATGGCATCTACACCTGCATGCATCTCATCTTGTATATCTCCAGTTAAAAGATGTATTTGATAAAATTTAGAGCCATTTAAACCCCAATGAACCAATCTAGTTGTTTCTAAAACAAATATAGAATCTCTCAAACATTGAATGACTAGATCATTAACGTATGCTCTGTCCTTTGGATTTACACTGTCCATTAAATAATTTTGATAGTACCTTCCCTTACTTTAGTCTTAATGTCTTGTCCTTGCTTTCCTTCCGTCCTTTCAAGAGCATCAGGCATACGTGCCTTTTGTAATGCCATCATTCTTTCAGCAACTGCCTGGCTTTTATTTTTTAAAAAGTCCTTAGCTTTAGCTTGAGATCCATCCAATGTAGAAGTCATTTGTTATATACGGAGTAGCTTTATCTAAAGATACAAGCTTAATAGGAGCACTATTATCTTCTATCCAATGATTTATTTTACCAAGTCTTTCCTCTGAATAGTGAGAATTAGAAGGATTATACCAATCCTCTAGTAATACAGATCCCTTTGATCTATTACATTTGGAACAAGAACAAACCATATTTGATTTAACATTATGACCACCTTTATATTTTGGGACTATATGATCAATGGTTGCAGATTTTGTATCTAGTTCTTTATCACAATATGCACACTTCCATTCCCATGACTCAAATATTGACTGTCTAAATTTTCGTCGAGCATTACGTGGAGATAATTCAATTAGGTTGACTAGTAGATCCTGCTCGCAATTAATCATATATTATGCAGCTTTGAGAAAACTCTATGCTGCATAAACTTGCACAAATGTATCTTTTACTCCATTAATGACACTAACTCAATCTCTTCTTCTATCTCACAGTCTGATTCTTCTAACAATCTTAATAAATAATAATGAATTTTTTCAGTCACCCACTTTAAATCTTCATCTTTTACATCGTTGAATATTGCATTTAAAGATAAATCACGGGACGGGGTTCGAATATGATCGGCTAACAATCTAAGAGCTTTATATCTTTCTTGATTCATCTCCGACAACATATCATGTGACCTCAGCAATATCAATTTTTGGCTCTTCTTCTGGAGGGTGTTCTACTTCTTTTTTAAGAAACTGAACTATTTCAATGGCTCCTAGGACTTTTAGATAGGATTCTTTTGTCTGACTTAAATCCAAATCTTTTAACTTAATATCATTAGCCATACTGGTTTGTTGTTCCGTTAATTGTTTTAACGTATCTTCTAATTTTTCTAAGGAAACTTTGCAGGACATAGTAAATATTCTATTAATTTGAGTATAGCTTCCTAAATTTTATCTAGCTACTAGCAGTCGTTATAATTTCTAGCTATATCCCCACCTATTTCAGATCCTTTATCTTGAGCAAACATTGTAACGAGTCCAGCTGCTAACCATCCGACAATTGGTATATTACTAACCACAGGAGCTGCTTTAACTCCTACAGAGGCTCCTACAACCCTTCCAGTTGCATTACCGCTTCCCTCTACCTTTATGCAAGCTATATCTTTATCAGTCATCGCAGAACCCTCTGGCTGTCCTGAAGATGATTCACCATTCATGGTATAAGTTTCTCTTAAACTAAATTTAGAATCTTTTTTAAATAATCCTTTTTCTTCATCAACTAGTTTAGTTCTTGCAAGGATTTTGGGATCATTAGCTTTGTAGCTGATGCTATATCCTTTCTCTGAAGTAACAACTCTATAACTTGTATAAGGACCTACTGGTAAATTTAAATTAGGAAAAGGACTTTTAAACTTTTGAGAAACTAAAGAATTCATTAAAGAAAGATTAGATATTCCTAAGATGCTTACTAAAGCTATTACTCCCCAGTTTCTTCTTTGTCTGTAGTACATGTCACTTGTTAGTATTATCGGTAATAACTTTGATAGGAGCTTGTTCTATACGCAATATCTGAGTATGAACTGCATCTGATTTACCAGCTGAATCTTTAGCTTTTTGACTCTTACCTCGTGATGCATCAACACCAAAACTTGAAAGCGTAGCTGTCAGAATCGAAGCTGGAAAAGTTATATCCTTGGGTTCATTACTATATCCTGGGATAGATATGTAGTTAAGGCTGACGATAAATCCGCTCCAAGCGATTACGACAAGCCTGACCACGACTGAGATAAAGGCTAATTGCTCATCTTTGTCATCTATGTTTTCCTTAATCTTCGCAAAAACATTTTTCTTCTGCTGTGATTTAGAAGACTCTTTTAAATTTTCAGTCATTTTATAATCCGATTACATACTAAGTTTCGCTCATGTAAACTTATGTATAGCAAACAATAAGTATAGAAAGATGAGAAAATTTCTCCCTTTGTTGATATTGATATTTGCACCAGCAGCAAAGGCAGATATCACTCATAAACTATCAAGTAGCGTACAGTTACAGGTCAATGCTGCAGCAACAAATGTAGAGCGTTTAGGTAATACATATAGTGTTTCTGGAAACAACGTAACAACTCAGTATACACCTGAAGGTGGCTCAGCTACAAACTCAATTGGTTCTTTAACAGTTACATCAGGAGTAGGTTCAATACCTACACTCTCAGCAGTTCAGGCTACAGCAGGTGAAAGTTTCAGCTTCACTCAAAGTTTTACCCAAGGTGATGCCTTGGTAACTTCTGCTCCATCTACAGGTGCTGTTAGTGCTTTTTCTAATCAAACATCAACTGCAGCAGGAACTGCAGGCACATTAGCAGGCACAATTGATTCAAGTTCAACAATTACACTACAGGTGGAGGGGCAGGTACAGTAGCCACAGGACAGTTTGTAAGTGAGATTAGTATCAAATGAAGTTAAAGGATCATGCTTTTGCAATCAAAGAAAATCAAGATGATAAAGATCCTGAAAAGTGTGATACCTGTGGTCGTGTTAAGCTCACTGAGTGCGTCTGTAGAAGCCGTACCAGTCGTTCCCAACTTTCAGACTGGTAGTCTTACGAGCCATACAGAGACTACTTCTACAGTCACAGAAACCATAAATGTCGTTGATTATCAGACTGGGTGGCAATATACCGTAACAGGTAATAACATTAGTACAGATGCAAGTAGCTTGGTTCCTCCAGCTCAGAGTGTTACACAGTCAGTAAATGGTGTAAATTCGACGTGGACAAATCTAGATACAACCAACATGCCAAACTTCACGGTGACGGATTCAAGCAAACCGTGGCAACTTACAACGACTCTCAGTCAGCCAGGATTAAAATCACAGACAATAATACAAAGAACAACAGAAATAACTTCAGTCACAGACACGGTTTCAACCTTCAGTCAGTAAAATATTTACTTCTTGCTTTAAATATATTTAGTGCTCCTATCTATGCAAACGAAGTGGGAGGGGTGTCGGCCACAGCTAACCCGGTGGCGAATTCGTCCGGGAGCGTATCCAATTTGGCAGTCCAAAATTTAAGTGGCCCGTATATAACTAATACTCACGGAAATGGGGTTTCCTGTCAGGGGGCAACTCTTAGCATTACTCCCTTTGCTACATTACAAGATTCATGGAAAGAACCTTATGAAGAAAGCTATTTAGATCCAGTATTTGATAACTCAGATACCAATAATGATGGGGTATTAGACAATCCTGGGAGTGTACTTTATTACAAGCCTACTAGAACAGGACAGAAAACTAATCACAGTATTGGATGGGGTATCAGTATGAATATAACCATACCATTAGATAAGCGTCATAATGAAGGTTGTTTGGCTGCTGCTAATACTCAGAATCAATTAAATCAGCAAATATTAGCTAATAAAAGATTAGATTTTGAGATGGCAAGATTAAAACATTGTGCGGAGCAAGAACGCTTGGGTGTAACCTTTCATCCTTCAAGTCCAGCTGCCCAGATTTGTGCGGATATTGTAGTTGCAAATCCTCACGGAGTTATTCCTAATCATCAGCACGAGATTCCGAAATAAGTTTCTTTTTTCTTTTTAATCCTTTAAATTTTTCTGTTTGTTTTTTACCAAATAAAGCCTGAATTTTTTTAAATACTTGCTTTAATAACGGACGTATTAATCTTAATAATAAGGGTGTTGCTGCTGCTGAAGCCGTTGCTACTACAGCAATTGCTGCAGTTGTACTAACTTGAGATGTATTTGGTAAATATTTATCAGCTGGGGTGGTAGGTTCGTATAAAACTATGCAAGTTTTTTTATCTGCACTAAGTTCATGACCTATAACTTTCTCTTCTCCATTACGTGTAAGATCTCCAACTCTTGGTTGATTTGGAGCAGGACATTCAACTTCTTTTTGTGGTGGAGGAATATTATCTAGATTAGGTTGAGGAGTTTCTAATTCTGGAGCTGGAGTTATATTAGGTGCAGCTACATCTTCTACAAAAACTAAATCTTCAGGAACATAATCCATCGGAAAGAAATATGGCACAGTTCCATCACATAAAGTTCTATTACCTCTATCATCTTCAGTAACAAGTTTTATTGATTTTTCATTAGCAGGATTAAAAACAACACAACCTGGAACTTGAATTATGGGATTACCAATTGTTAAAGTTACAGGAGGGCTAAAAGGTATTGTTTGTATAGGCGTATGAATATAACTATTTATTGGAATTATCTCTAATTTATTTATATTTATTTGATTTATTTCAGACAATTTTAAAATGGACTTTTAGGTAGTTCAGGAATAACACCACCAGTTGCATTAGGTATCGGTAAAGAATCTCCTAAAGTATCTCCTAAGCTGCCTGTAACCGCTTCTAACGCTGCCTCTTTAATGTTGTTTATGATTGCATCTTTGTTTAAATAAATACCTAATCCAGCTCCTACAACGGTCAAAGAAACTACACCTGAAGCAACAGCTATTGCATTAAAAATTTTTTGCATTTTTTTTTAAAAATCTTATATTTTTATTCTACAGTTATTTTTATAAACTAACCAGTCTAGATAATTAGCTAGGTTTTGGATAATCTGATTTTACCTTAGCAATAGTATCTTTCCATGTTGTTGTACCATTTACCTGATCCCAATACTGCATATCCCATTGTTCTTCTTGACTAGGATAGGCTGCCCTCCTTTTAGATTTATATGAATCATTTTCTAAATCCCAAGCTGCTTGAAGTGCAGCAAGTCCAGAAGTGCAATTTGATTCTGTAGGTTTTGAACCACCATCATTTACAACTAAATTTGCATAGATTTTATTAGTTGGGTCTGACCAAGAAAACCATTGTCCTGTACGTATAGTGACGAGGTAATCTTCAATGTGATTTGGTCTGCCTGTTGAATAATCCATATTATGTATCTCCTAAACGTATAAATTGAACAAAAGTAAAAGCAATATCAGAACTACCATAAGTACTGAAATTAGAATTGTCAGTTTGAACTCTGAATTTTACTTTTTGATTAGAAACATCAGTAATATCTAATATTTTTTGTACATTACATGAAGCGTGTGTATTTGCATTGCTATCAAATTGGTTCATAGCACAGTTAGCTGTTTCGTTATAGCTAGAGTTATCGGAAGTAAAAAATATTTGTGCAATAACTTCTCTATTGGTTGCATTATTTATAGCCCCTCTTGCTGCAAAATGAACCAAATAAACACCAGTTGACGGAAAAGTAAACACTCCGCTTGATTCACTCATTGCTGACCCAATATTTCCACCTCCTCTGGATGTATCTCTTGCCCAATTGCTTGTTATATATGATGTTCCCGAAAAACTGCTTGTAATTTTATAGGCATCTGCCATTGTTATACCACCAAAACCCGATGGAGTTCCAGAACAAGTAACATTTCCAGGGAAGGTGACATTGCCAGAAGCATCCATAGTGATTGCATCTGCTGATGCTCCTGTATGTCTTAAACTGTTAACTATTAATTTACTTGTCATGATTTATGGCTTTGGATTGGCATCTTTCACTGCCTTAATAGAATTATAAAATGCACTAAACTTAACTTTTAAGTCTGCATCAGCATCTATTGCATGCCAAAGTAAATCTAATTGATCGCCTATGGCAGGATATGTTGTAGAACCATTAGTTGTTCTATCAGTTTTGTACTTAATAGCAGCAGCTTCAGCATCTAGCGTGGTTCGGGCAGCATCTATCTTGCTTTGCTCTAAAGTAATAGAATTGCCATCTTTATCAAAAGCACCTGTTCCATCATCAATACTTACAGCATCTGATGATGCTGATACTCCTCTGATTCCTCCGACTTTTAATGTACTCATAATGTCACTGCCTTAATTTCTGCTTCAGTTGGTTCAGTCAATGTTGGATGATCCCATCTTTTAATATAATCTCCCTTACCATCAGAATCATTTACAAGTTCTATAGTGCCTGACATTGGGTAAAAATCATTATCTGTAAGAGAAGGATAAATTTTTTTAATCCTCCAATATAAAGAGTTATCTGTAATCATGCTAAACCTCTCATGTAACAACCACTGAAATGGTTTACTAAGTTATTACTTGGACTAGCCACTGTATCTTTATTAGAACCAGTATTTTGAAAAATACCTATGTCAACATAATCTGTTGAACCATTCATTGATACTAAAACTGAATTAGTAACTGTCTGTAAACCATTATTACCTATGTTAATAGCCATGTTTGCATATCTAGCACCATTAAGACGAATATCTAATGAAATAATTCCATTCATAGAGGCTATTTGTACAGAAGAATTAATTAAATAAATACCAGCAACATTAGGAGTAAATCTATAGTTACTTGTGTTGTAACAATCATCAGTATCAAAATACTCTACATCAAACTGCATTATGGCAGTAGTGCTATTAGTGATGGTCTGTGCGGAGTTATTTCTAGCAGCAAAAGCTGGACCAAACTTTGATGTTAAAACTGTACCGCTTGCTGAATCAGGAACAGTTAATACTCTTGCATTTGAACCAGAAGCTGGAGCCTTAATTTCAAAAGTACCTCCTCCAGAATCAGCTGTTAATTTAATAGAACTCATGGTTTTGGATTAGCGTCCTTTACTGCTTTTATGTGGGTTGCCCATGTACCCGTTGTATCTAGTTTACCTGCAACAATATCCTTGTATAACATGTCTAACTGATCACCGAAAGAGGCATAAATTGTAGAACCATTTATTGTTCTATCTGTCTTGTATTTAATAGCAGCAGCTTCAGCATCTAGCGTAACTCTGGCAGCATCTATTTTGCTTTGATCAAGCGTTATCTGTGTTCCATCTGATTTAAAAGCTCCCAGATCATCATTTATTCTTGTTGTCTCTGGATATGCCTTTAATATTGCATCAAAATCTAATTTAGACATTATCCTGCTACCTCTATTAATGTTAAGTAAGATCTTCCACCATATTGAAGGTAAATAGAACCAGACCCATAAACAATAGCTTTAGTTTTATAGGTAACTGAACTAGTGGTTGATGGTGAATCTAGTATTTGATTGTTATATACATCGTAACTAAATTGAGTATTACTAAGACCAGAAATGGCGTTATAAAGTTCATAGGCATTCTTTTGACTTATAGTTGTACTACCTCTTTGGATTATAATTGCACCACCATTCTGTGTATCATTAGATGCAGCAGCTAATCTAAAACTTTGTGACACCATTACTAAAATTTTACTAGAAGAGCTTGTGGGAGTTATCGATCCCTGCAATCCTGTGTCCTGATAAGCACTGCTATCTGTAATATTATTAGCCGAATCATAATTAATTTGAACAACTTGAAGAATAGCTCCAGTTCCTCTTTTAGGAGCCGTTACAGCATTAGCAGCAATCATATCTGTGTCTACTATTCCGTCAGGTAGCCCTCCTACCGAGACTCCTGTTATTGTACCTGATCCGTTAATTGCAATAGGCATAATTTAAACCACCGTATATACTGAACCGCTAGGTATCGTGAGTGTCACGCCTGCATTAATTGTAATCGGACCTGCACTTAGAGCATTTGCTGTAGCTCCAAATTCAGTACCTATTGTGTAGTTAGTTGTCATAGTTGTTCCATTCTCCATAAACAGCTTGTCAGAGCCTCCTCCGACAGCTCCACCCCCTGACTGATCAACGAATGAGAGCACACCACTGCCATTTGTGGAAAGCACTTGGCCTGAACTCCCTGCACTCGTTGGAAAGGTGGCAACTTTAACTCCGTTAGCTGCAATAGAAACTAATCCTGATCCACTTCTAAATATTCCTGTGTCTGTATCATCAGAAAATGTTATGGAAGGAACTGAAGTTGTTCCATCAGGAAATGTTCCACCAGCATTTAGATAATCAGCAGCAGCTAAAATTACACCAAAGAAATTTTCACCTGAAGCTGGAGCGGAACCAAAAACTATGTTTGTCCCTGATAATGTAAAACCTGTTCCTGGTTCTTGGACTACACCACCAACAGAAATTATTAATTGTGTCTCATATTTTGGAAATGGTACGGGTGCAGAACCACCAACTGTTAAAGCAAAAGTTGTGGTGCTTCCGTTAAACGAACTTGATACATCATCAACCGTTTTATAAGCATTATTCGATCTGAGATTATTACCTATATACGGCATGCTTACTGAAATCTTTTATTTGCTTCTTCTATTTTACAGAGGCTAATTTTTGAAAATTATTACTAATTTTTTAAAAAATTTAAGTATTAGGTCCTGCAGTTGATGGTTGTGTTGGCCAGACAACATCATCAGGAGTTTTATCTTTATAAGTTTGAGGAATATCTCTTATTACTTGTCTATATGCAGCCCACTGAGCCTGATCTACAGTGGCTCCAGTTGTCATTGTCCAATCTGTCTCTCTTAATATTTGATCTCTTGTAGCTCTGATACTATCCCAAGCTAATTTATCTTCATCAGCAGCTTCAGCTGTGTT